GAGGATAATCTCGCCATCGACCTCCAGCATGTCTCCCGTCGCGATAGAACCCCACGCATCAACCGTCATCGTGGTATCGCCGGAGGACATCGCCGCCGCCAGGTGCGCATCCGCGTTCCCCTCGACATAGAACACTGAGAACGTGCCGGAGTAGATGTACTTCGTATTCACCACATCCGGAAACGACAGCCCAACCAACTCCAGGTATCCGGCAGGCGCATAGTTGGGAGGGTTGGCGCCGAAGAACGGCTGAGGAGGAACATCCGAATCCCGTACCGATTCCGTTGGCACAGGAGCCGGCTGAACATCCGCAGGTTTCGGCCCCACGGTCACATCGTACATGCTTGCCGTAACCGTCTTGCCTATCAGATCGACGGACCAATCCCGGTTGATCCGCATCGACTGTACCCGGAAGTTCATCGTTCCGCCCGGAACATCCGGGTCCGCGATACTCACCACCGATCCCGCCTCGGTATCGAGAGCCAGGATCGTACTCCGCCAAGTCGCGACGCGAGCCGTATCCTGCTCCGCCTGATTCACGCCGCCCATCTCTTCTCGCGCCCTGGCGATTGCCAGCCGCGCCGCCTGAGACTTCGTAGGGCAGCCGCTCACCGCGAACTGCGAGGAGAGCGGATTCTGAATCCGGTTGTTCCGCGCCGCCAGGTCCTGATCGACGTAATCGACGGTGTTGCTCTGAAATTGATACTCCTGATCTGAGAACTGAACCGTCAACTTCTCGAACTTGGGACTGATCGGAGTCAGTTGCAGCGAGTTGAACAGGATATTCCCCGAGGTGTAGGAACTCACCGAGGATGCGTTCACCCGGCAACCCACCTTCAGCCGCCCGAAACTCCAGGTATAGAAGCCGCACGCGCTGTTGAGAATCGCCTGTAACCAGTCGCGCGTAGGCTTGCAGTCCGAAACCACGCCCTTGAATCGGAATTGCGTCTCCGATCCGGTACCGATGACCTCCGCGACCGACGTATCCGCGATAGCCGCCGCCGCAACCGCCGCGGCAGCATCGAAGTAGGTCTCTTGAGTGCCCGCCGTCTCCCCCAGGATGCCGATGGAGCGAAAGAAGGTATTCACGGCCACCCAGAACGGATTGACGCAACCAGAGACACTGGAACGCGAACCCGGAGCACTCCACGTCAATCCCTGAAGCCCCTGCGAGACTACCGCGATCATGACATGTTGACTCGGAGCCGTCAGTGGATCGGAATTCGGCTTCGTGCGCCGGATCTCACAGAATGCCGTCCCCGCTGAGAAGATTTTGTTATAAGCGCTCCCGCCGCCGATCACCTCTTGCATCAGGCTTCCATCGGACGCCTGCGTATACCAGCCGAGCGCCGTAGTCGCCACGCGACCGAGCGAGAAGTAGTCGCTCGATCCCGCCGGATCTGCCCCGAGAGTCTGGCGGAGTCCATACAGAGGCTGTGCGCCGGACTTCAGGTTCCCGTTGCTGTCCACCTGGAAGCCGTGGTTCGGCTGCCCGTCGAGCGTGCTGCCGAGGAACGTATCCGGATGCGCCGCTCCGTAGGAGGTCCACATCTGAGGAGAAGTGAACGCCCCGAGAGGGCCGCGCCCCACGATCCCGAGAGCGATGTAGAACTGATCCTCATCCCGCCCCGCCGCGATCTTGCACGCCACGGGCAACCCATACTGAGCCAACCCGTCATCGTTGTGCCAGATCTCCGGTATCGGACCGCCGAAGATGCTGTCCTCGATAAGTGAGGTCCGCGGATACCACGTGGAAGTCGATCCAATGAACCAGCCGGCCGGATTGATGAACCCCAATCCGTTGTTGAACCCAGGACTCCACCCGATCCCGCCGCTCCGCAACAACACGCTCTGCGAGGAGCAGTACGTCGCGCCGTACGACGGAGTTGCCTGATGCGCCATGCAGCCGTTCGGCGTATTGAATCCGAGGTCGCACGTCAACGCGCTAGCGCTCGGGAAGTGCGTCGAATCGATAGCGCCCGTCGCCGGACACCCATCCTTCTTGTACCGCCTCCAGCAGCTCCGCGACACCGAACCCACCGGACAGGAGAGCGTCAACGCCGAGAGGATATCGCTCGCCTTGAGCACGAACTCCGGCCCCGCGTCGGAATGCCAGTCGATCACGTACCCGGCCCACAGTTGCAGGACCGTGCCAGTCAGCGCCACCGGATCATCGACATGAAACAGCGACAACTCCACCCGCGCCCATCGCAGTTGCGTGTCGTTCGCAACCTGAACCATCACCCGATCCGCGTTGCCGAAGGTCAGCGTTACGTCATCCGTCGAGCCGTCGATGCTCTGCGTTACAATTGCGTCCCCTCCCGGCTCATTCATGCGGAGCAACCGCGGCAGATACAACTGAGTGCCGATGGTCACCCGCCTGTCGGAGAGCAGGATATCCGGCACGCTCGAATCGAGCACGCGAATCCGCACGAGCGGAATGATCTCCTGTGCCTGATTCTGCAATGCCGTAGCGAGAGTTGTGCTAGGGAACCGCGTCACCGTGTCATTGACGGTATAGGTCGGTCCCGAAGTCGGGATCTCAACGAACGTCAGTCCCACCGAGCAGATAGCGTTCGTCAGGTCATCGAGAGTCAGCGGAGCGTTATCGAAACACACCACTTTCGACGTGGTTGTGCCGTCCTCATTCGGAGCGTTGTAGTAGAACGGAACGTTCGTCCCCTTCACGCTCTCGAAGAAATCTCGGAGGTTCTTCCGCGCCGGGTTGCTTATCCCCTGCCGATGGAACTGGTACCGGATGGACGGATCTCCGTAGTGATACCGCTGCTCGATCTTGGCGTTCGCCGCCCCGAAGGTATGCGTAATCACTTGCCGCTTGCGCGCCTTGCCGTGCGCATAGTCGGTCACCAGCGGGAACGTTGACGCCGGAGCAGCCGAAGGTACCGTAATCCGTCCGATAGTATCGCTCATAAGTTACGCCACCTCGATCAGTTCTAGCGTGCAATCCGCCCGTGGAATGTAAGTCGATTGGTTCCAGTCCCCGTTGAAGCGGACCGTGTACCTGCCCTGCGTCGATACGCCAGTGGCATCGTAATTGGAGCCGACAGCATAGCCCGACAGAACGTCTTTGGGGTTGTAGAAATAGAACGCCGTATGCTGATTCGCCGCCCAGAAGGTCCACAGCGCCTGAAGTACCGTAGGCTTCAGGCGCTTGCGGATCGACCATGACCGTCTGCTCGTGCTCACCAGCGCCGCCATTTGCCGCGCGCCGTCGTGGTACTCATTCACGCGAGAAGCCCATTCCCGCCTCTCGCTGAACGCCGTGCAGAGCGATTGCGGTAGCACCCCGACAGGTGCGGCGTTATTGACTGATGCAGGCATTTAGAATGGGACCTGATTCGGTGCAAGCGTCATGATTGCCCCGGCGACACGGGAGGAACTTGCCATCCCCCCGTTCACCGCCGAGGCTGCTACCTGGCGCGGACTGCCGGCGATGCCAGCAGCCACGCCAGTAGACCACAGGTTCGTGGTCTGCTCGGGAGAAACCATCACCGTCACACCCCCCGCGTACGGATTACCGGTCGGGATCGTAGATCCGGCCGGACCCATCACCGGAAGGTTGGACGAATAGGTGTACGGCGTCCCGTTGTTGTATACCGCCGATTGATACAGATTGCCGCCCGACTGCGTAAGGTTCACGCCGTGCGGATCGTTCAGGAACAGGTTGCTCTTTTGCCCCGTCGATTCAGCCACCAACTGAAGCAACTGCCGAACCTCGGGACTCCGCACCGCCGAACTGACGTGTCCGCCGTAGCTCTGTTTCGCGATAGCCGCGATTTGCTTAGCCGTCGCGTTATCGATGTTCAGAGAGTAGATCTGCTTTACGAGCCGCTTCGCCTCATTCTCCGGCGTCTCGACACCCGCGATCTTCTCTCCGATACCGATGAGAGCACCCGCCGCGCCGCCGATCAGCGCCCCAAGCGGACCGCCCATCTGGAATCCGATAGCAGCACCGCCGAGACCGCCCATCGCCACGCCGCCCCAAGTACCGCGGCTCGATCCGAGTAGCCCCTGTTGCGCGAGCATCGAACCGCCCGCGAAGAGTGCGGCGCCCGCCACTCCGTTAACGCCGTTGATGTGCCCCGCCTTGATTAGCTCGGGATCTCCACCGACATCGTTGATCCGGTACCGGTCCGGCGTCCGCGTCAAGCCGCCCCAATTGATGCCCTTGAAGTTTCGGAGCATATTGGGAATGCCCGCGAATCCGCCGCCGCCCGATCCACCCGCCGCGGTAGCCTGTCCGCCGCCACCGCCGCCACCCATGATCATCGAGAGCGGATTACCTCCGCCGGCGGAGACCACACCACCGCCGCCTCCACCCGCCATAGCCGGAATGGAGAACGATGGCAGTGACATCCCGCCGATCCCTCCCGGAGTAGACACCGCCGGAGCGGAGATCGAAGGTAGCGATAGCCCACCGATCCCGGCCGGAGCCGCAATCGCCGGAGCCGCCATCCCCATCGCGCCCGCCAGAATCGCAGTGAGCACGGAGAGAGCCGCCGAGTTTTGCGCCGTGACGGCCGTATTCATGTCCGTCGCCATCTTCATCGGGTCTTGCTTCGCCCCACCGAACATCCCCTTGAAGAATCCGGCGATGCCGCTCTGACCGTCCGAGCCGTAGATGACAGGCTTGAGTACGTTCGCCGTCATCCCCGCCAAGCCTTCCGTGATCGGCTTCAGCACCGCCGAATGGACCGTGCCGGCGAGTTGCTTACCGAACTGAGTCGGATGAGTCAGCAGCGTATTCCACAGCCCCTCCGACTCCTTCTTGAGCATGTCGGTTCGCTGTTTCTCCAACTCCAGCATCTTCATCTGAGACTCTTCTTGAGCCTCGGATATGGCCTTTTGCAGGTCCTTTTGAGCCGTAGCGATTTCAACCGCCTGAAGTGCGCTCTTCTCCTGTTGGGAGATCCGGTTCGCCTCGACAACCGCCAACTGCTTCGCCAGGTCGATCCGGATCTGATACGTTGCGTTGATCGCATCTGTCCCCGTCAGTCCGCTCAGCCCCACCATCTGCTGTGCTTTCCCGGCGTTTCGGTTCAACGTATCCTTTTGAGACTGGAGATTGATGCCCGCGATCCGGTCTTGCGCCGCGAACCCCTCCTCCCATTCCTTCAACTGCTCCTTGGAAGGCCCCATCATCAGGAGCATCTGTCGATTGCGCTTCTCTTGTTGCTCTTGAGCGTACGCATCGAACTTCTCCCAATCCTTCTTAGCGACGGCGCCCGCCTGCTCGTTCGCCGATTTCCGAATCGCCGCGATGTCCGCCTCTACGCCCTTCATGTGCTCGGCTTGCTTGATGAGTTGATCCCGCTGGTAATAGATCTTCTCGATTGCAGACATCTCGGCTTCGTCGCCGTGCTTCGAGAACTCCGCCGCCGCCCGATGGAACTGCTGAACCTTCTCCGCCGCCTGTTTGCCCGCCTCAATCTGATTTTTGAGGCTCTGAACCTGCTTTTCCGCCGCCGAATACGAATTCACGTCCGCAATCGAACTTACCCCGATGGTCGGTTTCGTCATCCCGGAGAGCGATTCCTCCGCCCTCTTCAGTTGCCCTGCGAGTCCCTGCGACGCCTCGAACGACCTCACCGCCGCGTCGCCCTTCTGACGTGCGCCAACCTTATCGAGGTAACTCTCCAACGAACTCTGAGCGATATTGCGCTCCCACTGCTCCGCCTCCGGATTGCCGAACCCTGCCGCCTTCGCTGCCGCCAGGTCACCGGCCCGAGTCCGAGGAGCGTACTTGCCGAGGTTCACCCCGCGCTTCGCCAGATCCTCCAGCGTGTAGTGATGCCCCTCTTCATCCTTCAGGAAGAATGTAATCACGGCCGCTAACGGCTCTTTGATCTTCCGCGTGAACTTCTCCCACAGGACCTCAGCCTCGGTCACCTTCTCGTGATACTTCTCCCACCGCCGGAGATCCTCCTCCGTGGCGCCGAGTCCCATTTCCTTCGCTCGCTTGACGTTATCCACCAACCCCGAGATAACCGGAATCGCCTCGACGCCAACCTTTTTGAACAGGTCCATCGCCGCGGCGTCGCGTTGCAGGCCTTCAGGCAGCTTGCCCAATCCCCCGGAGATCTCCAGGAGGAGCTGAGACGTAGGCTTCATCTCGCCGGTAGCCGTCCGAAGTTCGATTCCCATCCGCTGAAGCGCCTCGGATGCCTTACTGACCTTTCCGCCGCCCTCCTCGGATGCCGAAACCAAGCCCTTCATCATGCGCTCGAAGATCGAGACATCCTGTCCCGCCATTCGCGCCGCGAAGCCGAACTGTCCGACCTCCTTCGAGGTCAATCCGGTCCGCAACTCGACATTCTTGATCTCCAGCCCGTAGCTCGCCAGGCTCTTCGCCGCTTCCCATCCCGCCACGGCGAACGCCGTAAGCGCCGCGGCCCCGATCCCCACGCCGGTCCCAATTGGACCGATCTTTTCGAGTAGCCCGCCCGCCGCTTCCTTGGCGCCGTTCAGCGGATCGCGGATGAAGCCCTGAATATTGCGGCCCATCGCCTCGAAGCCGCCGCCCGTCCCATTGCCGCTCTCCGCCGCGATCATTTTGGAGTAGGCCGCCGTCACCCGGTCAACCATCCCCTGTTCATCGCCGAGTTTCTTAATTAGCCGATCCCGCTCGGCAATCATCCGCTCAACGCCAGTCTTTCCGTACGCCGCCGCCTGCTTCTCAATGGACTGAGTGAGCCGCTCCATCGAGGTCCGCGACTTGTCATTCACCTTGAGCAGCATGTCCGCCATGCGCTCCAGCGACTTTTGCATCGAGTCGCCGGCTTTGACGGTGCCCTTCTCCCACCCCTCAACGGCTTGATTCGCCTGCTTGATCGCAGCGAGCACACTTCGGGGATCGACTTCTAGCGTTACCGATTCCTGATCCATTTACGCCGCCTTTTTTACCCGGATTGCGTTCACCTGCCTCAACAGAGCCAGAACGACCTTCGTGAGCACACTTCGATCCTTCGGTGACACGCCGAACTGCTTCTCCCGGAGGTTGTTGACGTGCGCGATCAGATCCGCCTGAGGATCGCTAAACCCGATCACCACGCGATTCTCACTCGCCGACTTCACCGCCAGGGACCGCATAGTCCGCCCTCGACAGAACCAATCGCGGATCGGTTGCAGTCCGCGCGCCCCCTTGAAGTCGGGATACCCGCGCTTCCCGTTACGCCCCGGCTTGAGCGGTTTAGCCGGAGCGTCGTTGCAGTTGATACCTCTCCGTATCCGTGAAGAGATCGTGTCGAGCATGACGTTGCCGACGGTTTGCATTTGCTCCGCCGTGAACGGCCCGAGCACGAACCTGGCTCGCGATACTTTAGTCTGGAAAGCCATTGGGATAGGATTGGTTCTGCTTTTGCTGTTCTCGCTGATAGCGGTCGCGTTCCTCTTTCAGCACCTGAAGCCCCTTCACCTCCTCCGCCGTAACCTCACTCCAGGGGACGGCGAAATTGGCGCAATCGAACTCCAGGTCCAACACGCGCTCGAACAGCCTGCCCGCGCTGGAGTGCGTGCGCACATACTCCAGCTCATTCATGGGACAGCGCTCGCACCGGTTGACTACGAACTGACGATCCCCGCACTGCGGACACTCACCCGGCACGGAGGTGTCTTCCACTTCGCGCCGGGTACCGCACTTCAAACAGGTAACGTCATTCGCTTCAGGACAACCGCGCGGCCCGTCCTCACCGCCATCGCACAGTTCGTGCGAGCGCACGCTACGGTAAATCAGCAACCGGAGAGGGACTGGATGCGGCCACTCATCCGGCGCTAGAAGTTTGGGTCAAGTGCCGGATCGAGGTCATCGATAGCCTGAACCAACTCCACCACAAGTGCCGACTTGTGATGCGGAGGAACGTCCGTCGCCTTGAAGCCCGGAGTGTATCCTTCGATCTTCGAGACCACCGAATCGTACACCGACACCGCCGGCTCGATGCGGTACTTCAACTCCTCCTGTCCGTGCGGGAGGTCCGTGGCGGACACAACCGTGCGGCGGTAGACCGTGATATCGCGTTGCGTCGGGATGCCGAGCGAATGCACCGTGACGCCGAACGGAGTCTTCAGCGTGATCCGGTACTCATCGCCGGCGCGCTGGCAGTCTGTGACCTCGCAGTAGGTCAACTTCGACACGGCGTTCCCGGCTTCGTATTCATCGAACTCCGGCCCCTTGTCCTGTCGGATCGCATTGAAGAGATCCAGGTCCGCTTTCGGATTCGGGCAGAACTCCGTCTGCGACTTGCGCCGTCCAATCGTGCGCCGGATGGATTTCTGCTGGTTCAGCCGATCCAGCATCTGTTGATTGGTAGGCAACCCCAGGACGGCCGTCTTGGGGGGATTGGCGACCTTCACGGTAACACCGCGCATCGTCACGTCACCGACTGTAACTTCGGGCAATTCTCCGTAGAGCATTTCGTTTTTCCTCTCTGGTTTTGATCTGAAACAGAAGCGCCGGACCTTCATCGGCACGGAGGATGCCTCCAGTCCGGCGCGGGCTTTATCAGCCTATCGTTGTTGCTGCAAACTACTGAGCGATGCCGCCGACAGCGCACTTCGAGGTGATCGTGAGCACGCCGTTCGTTGCATCGTACTGAGGAGCGCCGGTAATCGTCACCGCGACAATACCGTCCGCCTCGGCATTCTCCACCATCTGGAACGCCATCTTCTGGAACGTGAACGTCACGGTGTTGTTGGCATCGTACTGAACCGTCAGGACCGCCGTCCCCGTGGTCTGATTGGTGAGAGTGGCGTATTCGGTCGATCCCGACACCAGGCGCACCGTGCATTGGAAGCTCGGCACGCGAGAGCCGATCTCCATCCGCCCGCGGACCTGGCAACCATTCTGCAACCCGGAGCCGGGGAAGAATCCGGCATTCAGAAGCAGGTTGTTTTTCCATCCCACGGAGCCGGACAGAATCCGCTTCGTGCCGACGTAATCCACGCCGTTGACGCTGAGCGCCATCGACGCCGCTAGCATGTTCGTTTCGGCCGTCAGCGCCGGAACGGTGATCGCGCTCGGAGTGGTGAACTTGCCGGACCCGACCCAGTTCACGGTCATCTTCGAGGACGCGCGCCCCGGACCGTAGTTGAACTGGTACAGCCAGTCTTCGACCGCGTTGCCGACGTACAGGTTGTCAACCGCACTCCCGCCGCCCTCGGAGACTTGCTCCACCAGGGAGAAGTACGGCAACTCCAGCGACGTGCCCGGATCAATCGGCGTGATGGTGTAGTTGTACGGCCCGGAGCCGGTCACCACCACGTTACCCAGGCCGAACGCCGTCGCCCACGTCACGAACTCCGCCGAGGCGTATTTCTCCAGGCGGTTCGCCACGTCGTAGTGAGACGGGAAGGTCTGAGTGATGAACTCGTGTCCCTTGCCGATCTCCGCCGCGTCATTCTCGAAAACCGGATTCGGAGTCGTGAGGTCCGCGTTCAGTTTCTTGAATCGGAGGAACGAAGCCGCAAGCGTCGCCGTGGAAATGTTCGTCTGCTTGCCCTTGCCCAATCCGAGGATTAACTGTTGCACTCTCGCCGGCATGAGTTATTTTTCCTCCGCCGGGGTTACCGGCACTTGCTGAAATCCGCGCACCATATACGGCACCAGTTCCGCGGGAGTCGCATCGACCTCAACCGTTTCCCCTGTGTGCGGATGGCGAAGTTCAACCTTCTCGATGGTCTTGCCGTCCATTAGTTGTCTCCAATCTCAGGGAGAACGAACTCCCCGCGGAAGATGTCAATTTGTTCCTCATCGAGCAGGTGAGCTATGCTCGGCGTGTCCATGATGTCCAACTCCGGCAGTATGTTGATGTACCGGATATTCGCTCCAGCCCCGCCAGGCGGACGGTTACAGATCGTCCACCACAGATCCTCGTAGCCCACCGGGTCTGTGTTTCCGGCCGCGTTCGCCATCCGGAGGTACACGGCGATGCGATGCTTCCATATCTGATAGCCGTTGAAGTTCCCGCCCTGCGTTCCCTCCCACGCCACCAGAATCGAAGGAGCCGGCATCTTG